GTAGACATCGAAGGTGTCTATAAGACTGAATACGATCTAATTAGACGATATCGTGAGATGTCGTTACATCCAGAAGCTGATAAAGCAATCGAAGATATTATCAATGAAGCAATTGTTAGTGATCTTTATGATTCCCCTATAGAAGTTGAATTATCAAACTTAAATGCAAGCGATAAGTTAAAGAAAGCAATAAGAGAAGAATTTAAAACAATAAAAGAAGTTCTTGATTTTGATAAGAAAGCACACGAAATATTTAAAAACTGGTATGTTGATGGTAGATTATTCTATCTAAAAGTAATTGATGTTGATCATCCAGAGAGAGGTATTCAAGATTTAAGATATATTGATCCTTTAAAAATAAAGCATATTAGAAAAGAGAAGAAGAAAGAACAAGATGCTGCAGGATTTAAGGGAAGTGTACCAGTAGGTGTTAGAGCACCTATAGATTATCCAGAAATTGAAGAGCATTTTATATACACACCAAACTCAGGTGCTAACCGTGGACCTGGTAACTTTGGTGCATCAAAAGCATCTATCAAAATTGCTAGAGATTCAATTACCTTTGTTACATCAGGATTAGTTGATAGAAATAGAAATACTGTTTTATCTTACTTACATAAAGGAATCAAAGCACTCAATCAATTAAGAATGATTGAAGATAGTCTTGTAATTTATAGATTATCAAGAGCACCAGAAAGAAGAATATTTTATATTGATGTTGGTAATCTTCCAAAGGTAAAAGCAGAGCAATATCTTAAAGATGTTATGATGCGTTATAGAAATAAAATGGTCTATGATGCAAACACTGGAGAGGTTCGTGATGATAAAAAAATGATGAGTATGATGGAAGACTTCTGGCTACCAAGAAGAGAAGGTGGTAGAGGAACTGAAATCACAACTTTACCTGGTGGACAAAATCTTGGAGAACTTTCTGACATAGAATATTTCCAGAAAAAATTATATCGTGCACTAAGTGTTCCTGAGACAAGAATGCCTGGTGGTGGAGATGGTTTTAATCTTGGTAGATCTTCAGAAATTTTAAGAGATGAATTACAATTTGCAAAATTTGTAGGACGTTTAAGAAAGAGATTTTCAAATTTATTCAACGATCTTCTAAAAACACAATTAATTCTTAAAAATATTATTGCTCCAGAAGATTGGGAACAAATTAGCGATCATATACAATACGATTACCTATATGATAATCAATTTGCTGAACTTAAAGAATCTGAATTATTAGAAGGAAGATTAGGAATATTAGCAACCATTGAACCATATATCGGTAAGTATTACTCTACTGAGTATGTACGTAAGAGAGTATTACGTCAAACTGATGGAGAAATCATTGATATTGATGAACAAATAGAAGATGAAATTGCAAAAGGTATATTACCAGATCCATCTCAAGTTGATCCAATAACTGGAGAACCATTACCACAAGATTCAATAGATGGAGAATCAGGACAGGTTCCTACTAATGGAGAAGCACCAATGGTAGATCCCGAAGATGGAGATGGTGCAGTTTTACCTGAACCAAAGGGTGGAAAGATCTAGTATAAATAAGTTTAAATATTAAATTAATCATGGACGATATTATTAATGCTATTGCAACAGATGCTTCTGCATCTGAAGTTTCTGATGCTTTGAAGAATGCAATTTTCACAAAAGCAGCAGAAAAAATAGACGCTTTAAAACCTGGCGTAGCATCTGCTATGTTCGATCAACCTGCAGCTGAAGTAGAGACAGAAGTTGAAGCAGAAGCAGAGACAGAAGTTACTGATACACCAGAAGAAGAAGAGGAAAAGGAATAAAGATACTTAATTTAATAAATACAAGATAGTATTCTATATTCTATACAAGAAAAACTGAGGAACTAAAAGAATGACAAGAATTCTCGTAAAAGGGACACAAGTAACTGTACCGAATACAGTTGGTGCTGCAACTAGTTTTAGTGAAGCAACAGTTGTTCGTTTAGCTAACCCAAGCACAACTGATTATCTCGTGACTGTTGCTGAAAATAATGGCGGTTCTGCCACAGTAGGAACATTTACATTATTAGCAAATACATCAGAATTAGTAGAGAAAAATCCAACACATGTTGTTTTTGTAAATACAGGATCTGACGTATTAGGTGCTAAAGTAGGATTTACAAATTAGGACTATGAAACTAATAACAGAAGAAATTTCAGACGTTAAATTTATTACTGAAGGAAAAGGTAGTAAAAAGAAAATGTATATTGAGGGAGTATTCCTTCAAGGAGATCTAAAAAATCGTAACGGAAGAATGTATCCAGTTGGAACTCTTGCAAAAGAAGTTAACAGATACAATGAAGCTTTCGTTGCAAAAGGTCGTGCTCTTGGAGAACTTGGACATCCCGATGGTCCTACAGTAAACCTTGATAGAGTTTCCCATAAAATTACTTCTCTTCGTCAAGAAGGAAAAAACTTTATAGGAAAGGCACAACTTTTAGAAACACCTATGGGTAAGATTGCAAAATCTTTACTAGATGAAGGTGTTACTTTAGGTGTATCATCTCGTGGTGTTGGTTCACTAAGAGAAAGCAATAATGGATGCAAAGTTGTTGGCGAAGATTTTATGTTAGCAACTGCTGCAGATATCGTTGCAGATCCTTCTGCTCCTGATGCATTTGTATCTGGAATTATGGAAGGAAAAGAATGGGTTTGGGAAGGAGGAATTCTTCGCGAACAACTCGCATCTCAAACAAAAAAACATATTAATACACTTGTAGATCAAAAAGTTCTTGAAGATCATAAATTAAATTTATTTAATGATTTCTTATCAAATCTTTAAGTTCTATAAATAAATACAGAATATCACCAATTCACTTAGGTAGCAAATTAGACAAAATGGAAAAAATCGAAGAAAACGTGGTTACTAAAGGTGCTAAACCAGCAGAACCAATGCAAAAAATGTCAGGAGGAGAAGTAGAAGATCTAGGCGGTCCTACTCCCGAAAATTATAAACCTGATGATGATTCAGCAAAACTTAAAACACCTGGTGCAACACTTAAGCAAGTCAAAGATGTTGTAAATAAAGGAGCAAAACCTGCAGAGGGTGCTAAAGGTATGAAGGAAGAGGAAGAAGTTGAAGGCGATGTAGTCGCTGAAGACGAAGCAAAAACTGATGAAGTTGTTGCTGAATCCGAAGAATCTTCTACCGAAGAAACAGAAGTTGTTGCTGAAGCAGAAGAAACTTCTGAAGAAGAAGTAATTGCTGAAGAGGAAGAAGAAGAAGCAATTGATATCGATGCAGATATTAATGCTCTTATCGCAGGAGAGGAACTTTCCGAAGAATTCCAAGATAAAGCAAGAACAATCTTCGAGACCGCAATCAAAACTAAAGTTGCTACCGTTAAAGAAGAACTACAAACCGCTTATGAAAAAGTGCTTGTAGAAGAAGTAGAAGCGGTTAAAAAAGATTTGACAGCACGAGTCGATTCATACCTTGAGTATGTTGCCGATGAGTGGGTTAAAGAAAATCAACTCTCAGTCGAAGAAGGACTAAAAGCTGAAATGACTGATTCATTCTTAGATGGAATGAAGAAACTATTTGAAGAACATTATGTAACAATCCCTGAAGACAAATATGATGTCCTAGAGAGTATGGTAGATAAACTTGATGAAATGGAGTCAAAACTCAATGAGCAAATCGATAAGAACGTTGCTCTAAACAGAAGATTAGCAGAATCCGTTGCTGACGTAATTTTTTCAGAAGTAACAGAAGGATTAGCACTTTCACAGAAAGATAAGCTCGCTAAACTTGCAGAAAATGTTGAGTTTGATAGTGAAGATACCTATCGCGAGAAACTAGTTAAATTGAAGGAATCTTATTTCCCATCAAACACTAGTGCTCCAAAGAAAGACGACTCTGATACCCTAATATCTGAAGGGGTTGAAGAACCAGCTAAGCAATATTCCACAAGAATGGATGCTTATCTTCAGACTCTAGGTAGAGTTGCCAAAAAGTGATTTTTAAATTATAAAATCAAACTCGTATAAATTTCGCATAAAGGAAAATTCAAATGCAAATGTTCAACGCTGAACATCTACAGGAGAAGTGGGCACCGATTCTAGACCACGATGGTCTTGATCCAATCAAAGATTCACATCGAAGAGCGGTAACTGCGATTCTGTTAGAAAACCAAGAAAAGGCTGTACAGGAAGAAAGAGAATTCTTATCTGAGCAACCTACAGTAAACACTGGCTCAACATCATCTACAGCAGGTTTCTCTGCTGATGCATCATCACCTGTTGCAGGTTTTGACCCAGTATTAATCAGTTTGATCCGTCGTTCTATGCCAAACTTGGTCGCTTATGACCTAGCTGGTGTACAACCAATGAACGGTCCAACTGGATTAATCTTCGCAATGCGTTCCAAGTTCCAGTCTATGGGTGGATCAGAAGCATTGTTCGACGAAGCAGATACATCATTCTCTGGACAAAACTCAGGGTTTGATCTTGAAGGCACACGTTACGTATCAGGTGGCGGTGGAGAAGCCGTTGGTTTCGGTACAACTGGACCTACATCTGCTGCAAACCCAGGTCTACTTAACCCAGAGGGTTCACAGTCCGCAACTACTTATCCTGTTGGTCAGGGTATGGGTACTGCCGAGTCTGAAGATCTAGGTACATCTGGAGACGAGTTCAACCAGATGGCATTCAGCATCGAGAAAGTTACTGTGACTGCTAAGTCCAGAGCACTTAAAGCTGAGTACTCATTAGAACTTGCTCAAGACCTCAAAGCAATCCACGGATTGAATGCAGAAGCAGAACTTGCTAACATTCTTTCTACTGAG